CTAAGTTTGCTTCCTAACTACACTACACTATTTGTTTCTATTTTATTACAATTTTATATCAACCATTCTTTTTTCTACGTCTAAACTCGGTTGATGTACAGACACACTCCTCTCTTACTTATATCGTAACCGTATTATATATTATTAGTTTTTAAATAAAAAAAACAATATTTATATTTATATTTATATCCTAATCTATCCTAATCTATCTTAAATATCATCTCGTCTGTCATCTTTCCAGTCTGGATGTTTTTCTTGAAACCTTTGAACGCATTCTTTGACGACAGTTACGCAGCGAGAATTTTTCTCTGTTAGTTCCAGAGCAGCTATGTATAATTTTAGCTTGTAAAATTCTGGAAGGTCTCTAGCAGCAAAATTGAACAGTCCTTCTGATAGCAAATTAAATTGGTCTTCATATCGTCCCTCGTAGCAATATATTTGGTTCTGGGATTTCATTCTATTAGCTTCTCCAGCCCAGTAAGGCATCCCATCAATCTCTTTCCATATTTTTTGAAGGCGCTTGATTATCTTTTTATCTTCTCCTGGAATTGGCTGTAGGAACCTGTTCATAATTTTACTATTATTTATACCTGCAAAATCTTTGATGTAATTCCAGACACAAGTCGGAAAACGAGTTTTCTTCGGCTTTTGAACTTTAATTTTTTTAGCGGCGGACATATTTTGAATTTGTTTATTTGAAGACATTATTAATCGGTTTATAGTTTTGAAGAATAATGATTTCTTATAAGCATTTTAAAATTTCAATTTTTTTTTAATTTTAAAATTAATTTACTCTGAGAAGTATTAGATTGTATAAGACATATTAAGATCGCCTTATAATCTATTTGCTTCAAGTCTAAGGGCATCCATTTCAATTTGATGATTACTTTCCATCAATTCCATTAGATTGAGATGTGTGTCATTTAATTCGAAACATTGATCGCAAAATCGGCAATTATGTCTCGATCGCCATTCTCCAATATTACGACGACCACATCCACTACATTTCTGTAAATTTATTTCGCACTGAGAACATACTGTGATTATTCCATCTTCTCCAGTTATATGAAGTAAGTCAAGTAAGGCTCCCATATTCGAATGTGTCTGACAATTATCACAGCAAATTATTTCGTCATATTCATCTGGATTTGGAATATTTAGATCAACTGATGTTCTCTGACCATTTATAATAGCAATTGTAAAACCATCAGGAATATTTTGTTCAACATGTCCAAGTTGTACTTCACTTGAATAACATTCATTACATAGTCTTACTCCTAGATGTCCATCCCAAGGCACTTCATTATCACAATATTCGCAAGTGGTAAATTCTTCTTCTTCTTCTGCGATATCAGCGGGTTCTGGTTCTTTAAGCACACTTCGACAAATGGAACACTTGTTAGTGCTATTTTCTAAATAATGTAAACAATTGCCGCAGTGATGATGTTCACAGTTATCTCCTGTTGTAATTAAATCGCATCTGTCTGTTGGTATCTGTTCCATACAAACGGGGCATTCGTTTTCTTTGATGGAATTGGTTTCGGCATCCACAATCCTGTCAATAATAAAGGTTAGACAATCAGCAACTGGGTTACTTACTTTTTCAGGAACATAACAAAATTGACAAAGTCCATTGATAGTATTTCTTTCTTGTATAGACAACTGGCACTTATCGCACTTAATTATACGACAAATATCGCAATAATAAGACACTCCATCTCTATAATGCTGATAACAAGGATTATCGCCATAAAGTCTCTCCCTCTCTTCTTCTTCTTCTTGGTCTTTAATATATTCTTCACAATGCCATACTCCGTTAGCATAGCATTTATTTCCACAGTATCCACAGCATTCAGAACAATAACCAGTTTCAGAATTTGCTGGAAGTACTTGACATACTTGACATAGATCTGGTTCTAATTGTTCACAAGAGCAAATATCAAAAGGATTTTGGCAAAATTCGCAAGTCATTTTATTATTAGTTTCTATTAGATTGTTTGAGAGTTTTAAGTAAACGGTTTCGGTATTAGAATATGTCTTCTGTTATCAGATGAAAAAACATTTCAATTTTTTTTATTTTTATAGGAAAATCTGTTTACTAAAAATTTATTTTTTTATTGGGATTTTCTAGGGAAAAAAAAGAATTCCTTAATGGATTACGGTTACGATATATCTTAATTAATTTCTAAGTCTTAATCTATTCTATACTTTTTCTTCTTCTTTAGGTTCTTCGTCTTCAGGTTCTCCATTATCGTCCCAATATTGATTGACCCATTCGTTTAATTCTTTTGCATCGCCTTTGAATTTTAAAGTTACAACAGAATAAAAGATGTGTTCTCTTAATTTCGCTATAAATTTAACTGGATCTTTTTTATCTTCATCATCTATCCATTCTCTAAAATGTCTATCCTCTTCTCTGTACATATAATCAACAACTTTGTCAGTTGCGTTATTAATTCTTTGTTGATTGTTATTGGTTGTCATTTTATTATAAGATTGTTTGAGATTGTTTGAGAGTTTTAAACGGTTTCGGTATAAGAATATGCTTTCTATCGACAGACCAAAAAGCATTTCATTTTTTTTTATTTTCATATGATTTTCGGTTTACTGAAAATTTATTTTTTAAGAGATTTTCTAGGGTCTTAGATCCAATCAATTCTATTTTTTTATTAGACCATTTGAGATTTTCCTATTTTCCTAATTTTCCTAATTTATAAAAGACCCTATAAAAACCCCTATTCTAAGAAACACTTTTGAAAAATAGGAAAATTAGGAAAATAGGAAAATGATATATATAAGTCTCAAATGATCTTATAGATATAGTTCGTTCATTTGATTTAGTTTTAATATTTTGATACATATATAAATGTCAGCTTGGTCAGAATTTTGTAAGAAATATGCTTTAGAGAATGGGATTAGCTATACTGAGGCATCAAAATTACCCGTAGTAAAAGATCTGTACAAATTACAGAAGATAGAAGTAATTACGGAAAATGATATGATATTTCAAGAAAAACTAGAAGCAGCAATTGTTGCTTTTGAAGCAGAAACTTTAGAAGTAATGAAAGGTTTAAGTGAAGCAAAAGAAGAAGAAATATTAGAACCGTTAATTATGGTAGAATTACCTGAAGATGAAATCGTAACCGTTAGCTATGAGATGACACAACCTCCTCTTCTTAAATCTAAGATCTTCATTTCTAAAAAGAGAGTTAAGACAACTTCTAAAAAATTGACTTAGATATATATATTAATAAAAACAATTTAAAAACATCTTAAGATATTATAGTATATTATAAGATATGCCAAAAATTCCAGTTAATTATCAGAAAACGGTTATATATAAGATCGTTAGTCGGAACCCAGAATTATCAGATTGGAAACATTTAGATCATACAACCGATTTTGTGAAGCGTAAAAATTACATAAAATCCAGTTGCAAAAATGGAAAGGATGATATTCTTTTTAATTTTATTAATGCTAACGGCGGTTTCTCAGAGTTCGAAATGTTAATGATTTCAGAATTTCCAACAACAAACTCAGAACTAGTAAAGACACATATATTTGGATTATCACATCCATCTATTTTAATTTAAAAAAAAAAATGATTTTAAAAATGATTTTTAGAATATTCTATAAATCATCTAAATAATAATCTTATTATATCTTATTATTAAATCGTATTAAAGAGAAACTTATAGTATATATATAATACAAGAATGACACCCAGTATTTCATACACTACAGAATGCCGAACAATTAATATTAAAACTTGCCCTGCTACTTCTTATAAAGAAATGTGCCTGAATTTTAATTCATATGAACTCATTCCAAATGATAGAAAAGTTAAACCTTACTTTGATATTGAAATCAAACCAAAACATTGTAATAATGGACAAGAATATTTAGATGTTGCTACAGATATTGCTAACATTGCAATGGCAGAAATTACTAAATATTTTAGCGATCCCAAAGTTGCTCTTTTGAACGCATCTTCAGCAAACTATAAATGCTGTCAGACAGGTGATAACAAATGGATTATTTCTCTTCATATTGTACTATCAAATTATAAGATTAGTAAGACAAAATGTTTATCTATCGTTAAAGAAATGAACCAAACGTTAATTAAGAATGAAGGAGGCGTAGGAGATTACTTTGATTTAAAAGATACTGCGTTTCAATTATTTGATGAGAGCATATATGATACCAATCGTAAAATTCGTTCTTGCTTCTCAAACAAAACTCATTGGAATAAAGAAAGTAATGAATTAATAATTGAAGATCGACCTTTTGTGATTGATAATGATGCGCCATTTGAAGATACAATTATTACAGAATTCTTTGACAAAGATACAACTGAAATACCAGATGATTGTAGTAGTCCTACAAGTGTTAGTAAAGTTTATCTACTAGAACAAAAGAAACAGGATAAATTCTTGGAATTATTAGATATTATAGGAGGAAATAAGAAAAAAGTACAACATAATGATTGGTTTAAGATTGGTAGTATTCTAAAAACAAATGATTATTCTAAAGAAATATTTTTGAATTTTACAAATAAATATGTTTCTAATAAGAATGTAGAATTAGATAATATTTGGGAAAAGAATATTCATACAGACAAAATTTACAGTATATATGGATTACAAAAAATAGCAAAAGAATATAATCTAGGATCTTACAATGATTGGTTTATAAGACATAAACAATATATCCCAATCAAGATTTTTGGAAAAGGTAATAATGATATAGCTAAATATATTAGTGACAAACTATCAGAAACATTAGTTTATTGTAATAAAACTTGGATTATGTTTGATACCAAAATTAATTTATGGAGAGTAACTGATGCTCCTCAAACTAAAGTATGTAATTTTATTCAGCATTTAATTGATTGTTCTTTGGAAACATTATTATATAAAATCAATAAAATTGAAGATGAAGATGAGTACAAGAAATTAAAATCAATAGAAAGCGCATATGGAGCATATAGAAATTGTATGGCAGACAATAAAGAAAATTCTATGATTATTAAATTTTTGAAAGATTATTTAAATAATAATGAATTCTTTGCACAGTTAGATATTAATAAATACCAAGTTGCTTACAAGAATGGAATACTAGATCTTAAAACTCTTATTTTTAGAGAAGGATTATTGCCTACTGATTATCTCACAAAAGTTATTCCTTATAATTATGAAAAAGGAATAAAAGAAGATATTAATAAAATTCGATTTGAATTATTAAAAATATGTAATAATAATCAAATTCATTTGGAATATTATTTAAGTGCTTTAGGTTATGCTATGACGGGAGATAGTATGAAGTTGCAAGAATTTTATTATATTATAGGACAAACCGCATCTAATGGTAAATCTGTGATCTTCGAAGCTTTGGATGATATTATTCCTTGTTACTCTATGAAAATAGAAAGTAATAGTTTTGAAATTAAGAATGCCACTTTACATAAAGAAATAGCAACTTGGAAAGGTATTAGAATTGGATGGATTAATGAATTAACGAAGAATAAGCAAGATGCTGAAATAATAAAACAAGTTGCTGATGGAACAAGTATTAAATATAAAGTAATGTATGGAATATCTGATAATATGCCTATTACATTTAAACCATTTATTATTTCAAATCATAGTCCAACTATTGATGCGGATAAAGGAGTTGCTAGAAGATTAAAAATGTTTCAAATGGATAGTGAATTTATTGAAGGATTAGAAGAAGACAATTTTGATAAATGTCAATTCAAAAAAGATGGTAACTTTGGAACTTTATTAAGAACTACATATAAGTTTGCTCTTATGGATTTGATTTATATGTACTCTCAAAAATTTGTTAATAACAATTTCAAATTAGCAGATTATCCAAGTGAATGGAATAAAGTAAAAGAAGAATGTGTTGCGGATAATAATATATTTGGTGAATTTATAAAAGAACATTTCGAATTTAATCAAGATCATGAAATTAGTGAATTCTGTTTGAAACAATTTCTAAAGCAAAATAAGTTTGAAAATATTAAATTCAATGATGAAGTCAAAAAGAATAAATGGAATATCAAAAGAGGACAAGACAAAAAATGGAAAGGTTTTAGGATCAAAGAAATTGATGATAATTAGTAATAGCTTTTATTAGATATAATTTAATAGTTTTTTTGTAAAGATTATTAAATTACAATACTTATGTCTTATAGTATCTCAATCAGTCTTATATGAACAAGGCAACTTCATTTTCCTATTTTCCTAATTTTCCTATTTTTCAAAAGTGTTTCTTAGAATGGTGGTTTTTATAGGGTCTTTTATAAATTAGGAAAATTAGGAAAATAGGAAAATCTCAAATAGTCTTATAGGTCAATGAAATTATAAACTTTATAATTATATAAACTCTTTAAGTCGCTTTATTAAGTCGGGTGGAATTTTGCTTCTGTCTTTGGCATTTGCTTTATAAAATGTGTTGTAAAAGCGCTTCATAGCATTGTTTCCTCGATGAAATTTTAATACATATTGATCTGCTGAAAATTCTGGCATCGTTTCATTATCCCATAATTTATGATTAGACCATATATGGGTTGGTTTTGGAAATCCCCAATTATTGTAATTTCCGTAATACACTAAAGTTCTTACTGCTTCTGTTTCTTTGATAAAATCAATCAAAGGCGGGAAATGACACATCAATCCTCTCGGATTTTCAATGAACCAACTTTTAGGTTTAAAGTATTTAAGTATTTCAATAACGCGACAAACCATTTTGTTTCCAATTACAGATTTTTCATATCTTTCATTTTGTTTGCCATATATTTCTATTTTGGATCTATATTTGCCTCCAGTTGCCAAAGACCAAGTTGTACAATCTGGTGACGCCCAAATTACATCAAAATAATCTGATGGATATTGTTTATAATCCCAAGTTAAAATATCCGCTGTATGTGTAGCATCAAATTCTGGATTGTAGTCTAAACTCACAACTTCATATCCATCTGCTTCGAATATTTTACCAACTGATTTTGTGCCACAGAATAATTCTAATAAGCGCTTACTCATCTTACTAAATGAAAATATTATAAATTGATGAATTTTCCGCATAGTCTAATACAGTCTAATAACATCTTATATAAAGCATTTAAACAAAATGTGCCATAGTAATATACATGGAACAATTTCAGTATTTGATAGAAAATCAAGCACTTTGGGCACAACAATATGCTGAACAAGAAAAGATTAAAAGAGCAGAACGAATTAAATCAAATAAGGAAAAAAATTGGTATGGGAATTCGAATGAATATCGTAATGAATGGGCTAAACAGAATAAACGAAAAGCGATTAAACAAGCGAGTAATATTAAACAGGTCCTTTAGGTCCATTTGCTCCCTTAGTTTTGTCATTATAAGGGTCTTGAATGTAAAATTTCGCTTCACCTATGCTAGAGCCCATTTTTTCCATCGTACTCGCGAGTTCCTTCTTTTTACCAATACTGTCTCCAAATTTCTCAGTTAAGAATGAATGTCTGAGCATATTGACACCAACAGATTTTGTTGCACCAAATATTTTATTGATGCGCTGATTAAGTTGCGGCGATGATAATTGGTTTCCATTTACATCGAATAACAGATACTCAGTTGGGTTGATTTTTATCCATTTTAAAAGAATAGCTTTCAAATCTTTTGGTAAGGGGATGCGTTGTTGTCCAAACTTTGCCGTTTTGAAAGCATTAAAAACCAATTCTCCCTTATCAATATAATTATCAGTTTCTTTATTTATATTTTTGATCTTGAAAGCAGTGTAGTCTAATAATCTTCTAGGCGCAATATACTGAGCGCCTAGTAAAGCAAGAATAATGTACAATTGTATTTGTTGTAGATCGGGAGTTTTAGATTTGTATTGCGCTCCAGTTTCTTTTTTAAGTTCATCCAATCGTTTTACAATATCATCTTGACTGATCCAGTTCTCTGTCATTTCCTCGGACATCTCTTGTTTTTCAACTTTCTTCTTTAGAATAGTCGCATCTTTCATCATCGCTTCTCTAAAAGCGTCATTATCAAAAATAACTGCCAATGCGCTGAGGAAGGGTCTTCTAGATGCTGGGGTCTTATTGTTTCTCAACCAGTCTAATGTTGCTTTAGGATCATTGAGTTTGCTAATATTTGAAGATGAAAGTGTTTCTGTTGGAAATAATCCTCTAAAGAGTGAACCAATTGTGGACACATATGTTTTCACTGATCCCGCTGATAGTGTTGGACGTTTCAAAAGAATAAATTCTGCTAAACTCATTATATATAATAGATTAGATTATTTCTAAGTCCTTTTAACTTATATTATAAGATATTATAAGATAAGTATAATTACACAAAAGATGGCACTGACAAAGCAGAAGCTAATTCTTTTTGAAGAGCCTTTTTCGTCTTAGGTTTTTCTGCCTTAGGTTCCTTAGGAAGTCCTTTTTTCAATATTGCCTTATATGATAAGGGTTTTTTTGCTTTTTCAGGGGGTTTTGTTGCCTTGTAAGCAGCGCTAACAGCAGGATCACTCATTGCGCATCCATAACTAAGTCCTTTAGAGGCAGCGTATTTCTTAATAAAATCTGTCCAACTTGTCATTGATATATATATATACCTAAAGATAAAAACTAAAAGTTAATAGGAATTTTCGGTTTCTTGAAAAACTGACGTAGACAAAATTCGTTATGACTGTCCATCTTTTTATCTTTTAAATCCTCAAACATATCTAGAAATGTTTCAACGTCCGTATACAAATCCTTAGTTCGATTACAGGCAGAATTAATCCAATGTAATAAGGCACAACAAGCCCAGCCGCAGTAATTATCGTACAACCCCTGTATATCTTTTCCAGTTGACGCTAAACCTTTGCCGCAAAATTTCTTAATATCTTCAGGCGGTCCAACTCCAAAAGGATCAAAATAAATGCCATTTACCTTTTCATTTATATATTTATTCATCTGGAAGCATACCCAGTGAGTGCCACCGTTACGCTCGCCAGTTTCCTCATCAAACTCGTCTTCTAAATTTATGATATAACCTTTGTTGTAAACAAGAGGTTCTTCTGAAAGTTCGTCTTTAAAACACACCCTCTCGAGATCAAAATTCATTCGTTTTGCTAAATCAATTAAATTTGTGTCCGTCAACATTTATATATTGCTAGATAATATTCGAAGTTTTTGAACGAATGGTTGTCTTATTAAGTCTTATTATGTCCAAAGAAG